CAACCTGACCACCGGCGGCCAGGGACTTTTCTACCATTCGTCGCGTTTCTCAAACTATGGGGAGAACCCCTTTCTCGGTGGGCTGGAAGAAGTGCCCATGATGCAGTCGCATCAGCGACAGCGGAGCAGGAGGCTAAGAATGGCCCGCTTACGACGCTGGGCTTTCTCGGTTCAGCGCGACTACCGCAACTTCAACATAGCGCATCTGCTCAGCAAGATCCGGCGGTACTACCGGCGTGTCAAACTCCGGTGTGAACGTTGGGAGCTTTGGGAGCACGCTGATGCTGCAGAGCAGATATTGCGCTGTCTCGAGGACGTTGGGACCTTCGACTCACTCGGGAACTTCTACCGGTGGGTGCACGGCCTAATGACCGGTTGGCGCCACACCATGCTGCTCAACATCATTTTCAACGTCGTGCTAGGACGTGGCAGCCGCTCAGTGTTGCAGCAACACCTCCCAGTAGAATGCCTTGGTGCCGAGCATCAAGGTGACGACAGCGATGAGGTCTACGACAGCATGTTCAGCGGCCCACTGGTCCAGGAACTGTGCGACGCGTACGGCTACGAGGGCCAGCCCACAAAGCAACACTTCCCTGCGGAGCGTGGCTCGTGGGCAGAGTGGCTGCGGCGCGAGTATGACGGGGACAGCGAGACTGACAGCGTGTGGCGCCGCCTAGGCTCCTTCGTCTCTGTCGACTCGCAGCATCCGGTGCTTGAGCCCGGACCCGAGCTGGCCAGTGGCATCGTTAACTCGCTCAACGAGATGTGGCGCCGGAATGGCGGGAAGTCGTGCCTGCGTCGGTCGGACGTGGAGGGCTTGGTGCGCTACTGGGGCACGTCGCGGAAGGACCACGCCGAGGGGATCGTCGTGCGTCCCGAGGTCATATTCCTGCCGCGCGACTCAGGGGGGTTGGGGCAATCCAGCTGCCAATTCCCAGAACTGCACGGGGCCGGTCAGGCCAGGCTGCGCAATGAGTGGATCAAGGAGCTGGACCCTTCGGGCGAGCTGTCTCGCGTTATGACCGGTAAACTGCGCGAGCTGTCCCCCTTGGACCTAGGGAAGTACGGCGAGACTTACGCCAAGGACTTGCTGTCCTGCGTGACTGAGGAGGTGTCTCGTGTCGAGATGCAAGACGTCCGCTGGGCCAGACGTCCTGACGACGCGGAGTGTGCTCTCCGGCTCGCTCGAGTGCCAGGTGACGCCACAGCTGGCGAGCGCGAGTGCGTGCGCGTCAGCAGGCTCTCCCCGACCTCCGTCACCCGCG